TATGGAAATCTGTATTCAAAGACTCAATCTACATAGCTGGTCGGGAACATATCTGCTATGAAATCAAGGGTCTTGAACAACTTGATTATCTTGACCTCTACAAGAAGTTTACCTATTCTGCACAAGAGAGTTATAGACTAGACCATATCGCATTTGTTGAACTTGGTGAACAAAAGGAAAAGAATCCTTTCAATACATTCAGAGAGTGGTATCAAAATGATTACCAATCTTTTATTGACTACAACATACAAGATGTGGAGTTAGTCGATAAACTTGAAGACAAGATGAGATTGATTGATTTGATTCTCACTATGGCGTATAGTGCAAAGTGCAATTATGGAGATGTCTTTTCTCAGGTAAGAATGTGGGATGTCATTATGTACAACTACTTGAGAGACAAGAATATTCAGATTCCTTTGATTGTTCGCAGGGAGAAACAAGAAGCATATGCTGGTGCATACGTCAAAGACCCACAAGTTGGTTTACACAAATGGGTTGTTAGTTTTGACCTGAACAGTCTGTATCCTCATCTGATTATGCAGTACAACATTTCTCCAGAGACAATTGTAGATATGACTAATCAATCTACAAGTGTAGACTCTATGTTGGATAAAATGTTTGATACAGATTTTCTCAAGACAGAGAATCAAACCTTGACTCCAAATGGAGCACTCTTCACCAGAAAAAAACATGGATTCCTTCCAGAACTTCTTTTCAAGATGTACAATGAACGTAAGGTCGAAAAGAAGAAGATGTTGCAAGCTCAACAAGAGTATGAAAACACAAAGAATCCAGAGCTTCTGAAGAAGATATCAAGACATGGTAACAAACAAATGGCACTCAAGATTGCACTTAACTCTGCTTATGGTGCAATCGGTAATCAATACTTTCGTTTCTACGACATTAGGATTGCAGAGGCTGTTACTTATGGTGGACAGTTATCTATTCGTTGGATCGAAAAGTCTCTCAATAAACATCTCAATGGATTACTACAAACTGATAATGTTGATTATGTTCTCGCTTCTGATACTGACTCTGTTTACATCACGTTTGATACCTTAATCGAAAGATTGAATCCAAAAGACCCTGTAAAGTTTCTAGATACAATCTGCACTGAAAAACTAGAACCTTTTATTGATGGTGAGTATCAAAGATTG